TCCGCAAACCCTAAAGCGTAAATACTTCTTTCATTATTTTACAAAGACTTTCCAAGTCTCTGTAAAACCACGAACATTCAAATTGGACTTTGTTGCTTATTTGAAATACCCTAGCATCCCACAAAAATCACCTCCAGCCCCATATCATTTCTATGTAGAGTAAATAGAGGCAAATGGAACAATTGAGCGGACCGATAGGTTTTTTACTTGGGCGTGGGCTTATATCACAACTATTACTCACGGTTATCATTATTGTCATTGTATATGTCATAATATCTATGATGGAAACACTGTACACTCTCGTGAAGCGTATGGACCAGCAAACTACTGCGCTTTTCCCCAATACAACACCCGGAAAACAACTCATAGTACAGGCACCCGACGCTCAAAATCTCATATACAACAGTCAAAATGAGCAGAATGGTATGGAATTCAGTTATTCCATGTACCTTTTTATCTCGCCAGATACGTTTGAAGCCACAGTACAAGAGACCTGTGGTGGTTCTACATCGCAAAAACCCACCTATCTCAAACACATTATGCACAAGGGCTCTAAGGCCGGTTTCCCTCTTATGGCTCCCGGTCTATTTGTAGAAGGTAATAAGAATACTCTGCGTCTCTATATGAATTCCTCTACGAAACCTGATAACTATGTAGAAATCCCAAATATCCCTATCGGTAAGTGGTTCCATTTAGTTATTACACTTAAGGGTAAGTACTTAGATGTCTATATCAACGGTAATGTAACTGTACGCCACCAGTTTGATGTTGTACCGAAACTCAACTTTGGTAACGTATATGTCCTATATCCCATACAATTCCCTAAGCCCGATATGAGTGTGAATACGCCGTTCCGCGTGGATAATGCGGCGAAAGGCATGGTAAGCCGCCTCAACTACTATGCGTATGCGCTGAACTACTCCCAGATTGACGCGTTATACCGCGAAGGACCGTCTAAGGTAATAGTCAATAATAACTTCACTGAAATACCGCCGTACTTCCACGATGATTGGTGGGTGAATAAATATTAGGCGCTTTAGCAACTTGAATTATTTCAATTATACGAACAACAATATATGTTTGTATAATTATTATTTATTTATTTCGCAAACTTAAGACCACCCAAACCGCTCATTATATCTAAGAAGTTCAGCGTTTCTACAAACACCTGTAATTCATACGTATAATTCGCTAAATACGGAATCGGTTCAACGTCCACGTCCATCTCAAGTCGGTCTATACGACTTGTATTCAGTGTTCCCGTAGGTTGTTCAGCACTTGATGAATTCAACGCAAAACTATATGTGTATAAAGGAAACATCTCGGTTTGACTCGCAAGACTATAATCCTTAAAAGGCGCGGCATTTCCATTCAAATAACGATACGGTACATATTCCGTAAAATACGAAGGGTCTATGGAATCAAATAAAGCAGTACCGTTCGCCGTTATAAATACATTCCGAAGAATACGACGCTGAATGCCAGCTATATTGATTCCTGAACCACCAATAGTTATCGGTACACCGTTCACCTTTACCGATTTAGGATATCCGGTTTGTGGGAAAGCCACAGGTCTTAGTGCTCCCTGTGGATTTATCCAATTCGTCAAATTGTACGGCTGATTTCTATTGGGAATTGCGTCCGAACGCCGAGCAAAGTACACAATACGTGTAGCGATATTATGTACGTCTAAGCGGTGTGTATTACGCGTATTAATGCCGTAAAATTGGAAATTCTGAACCTGACGCACCATATAACGTAACGGTTTCTGCGCGAATGTACGTTGTTCTTCGGTTGTAACAAATGTAAAGGTCGCTTCCAGAGTCGCATTGAGAGGCCAACCGTCATTAAAAGGCGTAACCCCGAAATCGGTTAAGAAATGTTTCATAGAGCCCGACGGATCCGAATTTCCAACATATAAATTATTCAATGTCGGAGGCAGGGGTCCAAACGCGCTCGGATTCCATACCGTCGGATACTGGTCGCTCGGAATATACGGGATTGATTGTTGATTAGACCGTAGTCGTATTCCACTCGGATCTAAGACTGTATATAAATCACGAATAGGTCGCATTTTGATTGTGATTTCAGCGTCGTGATATTGTAACGCAATAAGTGGTAACGAATTGGCTATAAAATCACTGAACCAGAGTCCTAACGGAATACGTAGGATTCGGCCAGGAATACTCGGGGCGTTATTTTGTGTTGTTACCGTCGTCCAAGCGATAACATTCGGATACGGGTTGCTTGGATTCGTAGAATCTGCATAGAGACCGTTTGCGGGGTCAAAATACTCCGGTGTATCGCCGACCATAGAACGCCATTGCTCGTACTTATCATCCGTATTATCTAATAGTGCCCGTGCGCTTATCCAATCGCTATTGAATTCTTGGATAATCTGGCCTCCTACAGTGAATGTAACGGTATCTATCATACGAACACCTACCTGTCGCACCCACGCAAACTCGTATGCTCTATCTAGTGTATACGTGAGACCTTCATCCGCTGTTGAAATATAGGCTTTACTGAATATATCTGGTAATTGAACACGTAGTACTAAATCGCTCAATAAATCGCCCTGACGCGGGATTTTCGCCTTCAATAGTATCGGAGAGTCCATTAATAATAAATCCGGACCTTCTAACGGCACCTGTATCGGTTCCTGGGAAAAATGTGTGTATTTCTGAAATACTTTGTAAAACCAGGTCGTTTCGGGATTACCATTTAATTGTGCGTTTTCATTGCCGTAACAAACCAGCCTAAGTAATCCGCCCGGCATACTACATGGGGGGCAATAGTATTTTGTTATGCGCTTATCCGCGCCGGATGAAACTTTATCGCTCACCACAATAAATGAATAGTATAAATCGCGCCAGCAATAACATCGCGTTGAATGTACAGGTGCCTCAGCAAACCGGCTTTCCATATTTCAGTACTGCTTTCATTGCGATTATCGCAATTGTACTTGTAGCCATCGGTTGCTTTTTGACGTGGAGACAATGGAACGCGTCGCCGTGGTTCAGTGACCGCGCAGCCGCCGAACACAATCTATGGGCGTGGTGGAATAACCCATCGGTAGCCATGAACAGTAGTGGTTCTATACAACAAGTAACACCTACTATTCTTCAACCCGTCGCACCGGTCACCAAAAGTACATCTGAACGAAATCCCAATGGTCCTCCTGAATCGTGGTGCTTTGTGGGCGAAGACTTGACTGGACGTTATTGTATCAAAGTTCCTTCCGACACTAACTGCGATGCCGAACGTACATTCCGCACACGTCGGGATTGCGAATTAGTTCCAGCAAATAAACTGACGGCCGGTATCGTGAAGAACGGTGGTAAAGATATCCAGCTTTTGAGTTCCTTGATGTTGTATTAGTAGGACATAAGGAATGAAGCGGAGAAATAACTCTATCAATGAATTAGAGTATGAGCTTGTTTGATAGAGTTGTAAACCGGCTTACGGCGAACCCGGAAGCCGATGAGGCATATAATAAGCAATTAGCCGAGAATCGCGATATCTGTAAAAAAGAAATCGCAATGTGGGAAGCGAAATTATCATCACTGGACGAGCAATCATTTAAGAATAGTACGCGTCCGGATGACCTTCTATATCTCAAACAATTTATCAAAACTCGTATTCTTGCCTTACGACCTCTATTACTGTCGCAAAGCGATATTGATACATTCAATAACAGTCAAGATATGCAGAATTACAAGATAATGATGGGTACACGGGAAATCCGATTCCGATTTCAAAGTCTCATAGATATGGCGGATCCAATGTACAAACGTACTGTGGACGATTTGAAGGAAAGAAAAATACCTGAACCTCCTGAATTAAAACAACTTGTACAACTCGCGAAAGATACCGAAATATGGTTGAAGAAAACCATATTTGTTGAGAAGGATGTCTATGATGCCAAAGAACAGGAGATTCAAAAACGTGCTCAAGAAATATTAAAAGATTTACAGGCCGATATGGAAAATCCTGACGGTGTAAAAAAGGCCGCGGCAGAAAGACATAATGCTGAACGAAATACATTTAGTGTAGGACGTTTAACAGCAAAGGCATTCGGTATTGTTTTCACAGTTGTCGGTTGTTTTCTGCTTATATTTTTTGGTTTATTCGGCGCATCTCTCGCCACGAATTTGAACTTATATCGCGCAACGGCATTCCGTATTCTGTATGCGATTTACGGATTTCTGTACTGTTTCTTAGTTATTCCCTACGTACTTTTATACCGCTGGTGGTGGAAAGGTAAACGACCGCGTTTCTATTCATTTATTCCGCTAGTACCGTATCATTTTGATAATTATTATGCCGGTCTTCTTTTCAGTTGGATGAGTTATAGACCCGATGACCAAATAGAGGCATTAAAAGAATGGAATATAGAACAAAAAGAACATGAATAAGTAGCAGGAATGTTATCCACGCTACCGACCAATATGGTGGCTATTTTGTCCCAAACTTCCCTTACGATAGGATTATTTGAGTACTATCGTATCGTTCAATCCGTTGGTTCGGTGATAACGTGGATTAAACCGACCCAGAATCCTTTATCCGCGTGGGTACGTCCACGTACTCTCGTTACACCCGCTTATTATGGCACCGATATAAGTGAAACACTCAATATCTTTTGTGACCCTACTATACGATTGAATACTATAGGTGAATTTGATACAAGTTATATTCATACAGCAGTCCTTCATAAATTATCCTACAATGTTAGTTTCTACGAGAATGACCGTGAATATCCATTATTTACGGTGACTCCTGATGATTTTTTGCCGTGGAATTTCACATTTCATACAAGTAATACGATACGGCATATTCAACAGCAACCTATGCGACATTACCGGCTTCAAAATATTCCACTTACGCCGACATATATGGCTTTTTTGACGAGTACGGCAAACATAGTAGATCCTTCTATCGTTCACCCACGACCTGTATTGAAAGACGACGACATATGTCCTATATCATTGGAACTATTGACGAAAGAAACAGTGTATTGGACCCCTTGTAATCACGGATTTTCGTTGGCTATAAAACGTGCTTTAGAGGAAGACCCGCGTTGTCCTTTATGTCGCGCGATTTGCTATTTTTCGGAGTGTGAAAAAAGCACTTGATTATTTATATTTCGTATAGACTGTATAGGCACCAAAACCTACCGCTAGTCCAATCGCAACACCCACAGTTAATGGAATAATACCTAGGTTTGTAGAACCGGATTCAACGAGCGATAAAGAATGTTTGGACGATAAACGTCGCATAGAATCTATGTATTCGTCAAAGGTCAATTGACGGTATCCCAATTGGTCGTTTACTTTATTATGAATAGTAAATACCCATTCCACTAATGTATCACGATTGGATACATTTGGAGGCATTTCTGTAAGAAAATGCTTATAATGGTCTTTACATATAGGACACGGTATAACTTGCGCTAACGATTCATAAAATTGTATCGCGCCCTGTTTCTGTTCGTCTGATGGAGCCATCGGGAAACCGAGACTGACTATGTGCATTGTTGCCCAAAAGATAGGCCCCCAAACAGCCGGGCTCATCCCCATTGGTGGAAATTGTTTAGACATTCTCTACTTCCAACAATATTTCTATTCTTATTTTTGTACCAATGCGGTTTTACCCATAGGTCTAAAACAAAACACTACATTAGAATTAGTTTTGAATACAATGGAGTGCGTCAATTGTGGAGTTGTTGGGCATTCCTTCCGGGAATGTAAAGAACCGGTTTTATCCTTTGGTATTTGTGCAGTGAAATTTATGGATTCGTCTGGACCGCATTATTTACTTATACGCCGACGCGATTCACTTTCCTACGTGGAATTTATGCGAGGTAAATACAAACTTGATAATCAAGGGTATATACAATTACTTATTAATGGTATGACTGTTGAAGAACGGGGTCGCTTACATGGAACGGGTTTTGATAAATTATGGGAAACCCTATGGAATAGCCAAAATACACGACAATACCGAAATGAATATGAGACAGCAAAGAAGACGTTTGAATTGCTTAAAAATACGGGTGACGTATACGGAAAAATACTATCCTCATATGTTGATTCTGCTACAGCGACGTGGACTGAACCAGAATGGGGATTCCCGAAAGGCCGACGCTCCTTACATGAAACTGAACTTTCGTGTGCTACTCGTGAATTTGTAGAAGAAACGGGATTAGCGCAACGTGTATTACAAATGATTCCCGACGAACCACAACTTCTTGAAGAATATACGGGCACAAATGGTATTCGGTATCGTCAAATCTACTTCTTAGGTGGCTGTGCGCACGATATTACCGCCACACCCCAGCCTTATAATCGTATTATGAACCGAGAAGTTGGAAATATTGGTTG